GCTTCTAGATTGAAGTGCTGGAAAAATTTCAGATACAAGATCGACCAACTTCCATTGGAAGAAGCATTACAAGAAACAGTAGATTTCTGGCAGTCCTGTCCATGGACTGCTTTTTATTTGGACATCAACAATCCTGCAAGTTGGCCAAATGCATGGGATTTAATTATAGATAACTACTATTGTGATCTTGCTAAAGTGCTCGGTATAGTGTATACTTTAAATCTTAGCGAGCACGGACAGAATTTAGATACTGAAGTACACGTTTACAAGGACTCTAAAACCGGTTATCAATATTGTATAGCCTATTTGGATCAAGGAAAATATGTACTTAATTTGATTGATAATCAGATATTAAATAAAACTGATATTGCAGAAACATTAATACAAACATGTTGCTATGAGGCAACTGAACTAAAACTAGAACAACAATAACGAGGCAAGAATGACACAGATTCAAGTAATCAAGAGAAACGGAATCAAAGAAGAACTAGACATTGAAAAAATGCACAAGGTTGTTATGTGGGCAACTGAAGGAATTACCGGCGTAAGCGCAAGTGAAGTAGAACTAAAAAGCCACATCCAATTTTATACTGGTATCAAAACAGGCGACATACAAGAAACACTTATCAAAAGTGCCGCTGACTTGATCTCAGAAGAAACTCCAAACTATCAGTATGTTGCTGGCAGACTAATTAACTATCATCTACGCAAACAAGTGTACGGGGACTATGCACCTTGGCCGTTGTTGAAATTGGTAGAACACAATGTTGAAAGTGGTTTTTACGATCGCGGTCTACTGGAAGCATACGATGCAGATGAGTGGGAGAAATTAGACAGTTACATAAAGCATGAGCGTGATGAAACATTCACCTATGTTGCCATGGAACAATGGCGTGGCAAGTATCTTGTACAAAATCGTGTTACTGGTGAGATGTTTGAAACACCACAAATGGCTTACATGTTAATAGCCGCAACACTGTTCCAGGCCTATCCCAAGGACACCAGGCTAAAATGGGTACACGATTACTATGATGCCGTTAGTAATTTTGATGTAAGTTTGCCTACACCAGTTATGGCAGGTGTGCGCACACCACAAAAACAGTTCAGCAGTTGTGTATTGATTGAAACAGATGATAGTTTAGACAGTATTAATGCAACCACAGCCAGCATTGTTAAGTATGTTTCTCAACGTGCAGGCATAGGTATTGGTGCAGGACGTATACGTGCATTGGGCGCACCTATACGCAAAGGAGATGCTTTTCACACAGGTGTAACTCCTTTTTACAAGTTATTCCAATCTGCTACACGCAGTTGTAGTCAGGGCGGTGTAAGAAATGGTGCCGCAACACTTTATTATCCAATATGGCACTATGAAATCGAAGACCTCTTGGTTCTTAAAAACAACAAAGGCACAGAGGATAATCGTGTGCGTCAAATGGACTATGGCGTACAATTTAATAAGTTAATGTATGAAAGACTAATCACAAATGGAGACATTACCGTGTTTAGTCCGCATGATGTACCAGAGATGTATGAAGCGTTTTTCAATGATCAAGACAAATTCAAAGAGCTATACGAGAGAGCAGAACGCAATACCAAACTGAGGAAGAAGACCTACAAGGCAGCAGATCTGTTTAGTAGGTTTATGCAGGAACGCAAAGACACTGGAAGAATTTATTTACAGAACGTGGATCACGCTAATACGCACTCACCGTTCGATGAAAAGATCGCGCCTGTGAAGATGAGTAATCTTTGCGCAGAGATAGATTTACCAACTGTACCATTGAAAGATGTCAATGACGAGGATGGTAGGATCGCCCTGTGTACTTTATCAGCGATCAATTGGGGCAATGTAAAAAGCCCACATGACTTTGAGAAAATGTGCAAGTTGGCAGTACGAGGCCTAGATGCACTGTTGAGTTACCAAGGTTACCCAATTAAAGCCGCACGTAAAGCAACAGAAGAGTTTAGACCTTTAGGTATAGGCATCATTAACTTTGCTTATTTCTTGGCTAAAAATGATGTAAGTTATAGTGACCCAGAGGCATTGCCACTGGTAGATGAGTACGCAGAAGCCTGGTCTTATTATTTGATCAAGGCTTCTGCAGACTTAGCAGAAGAACAAGGCGCATGTACCAGATGGAATGATTTGAAATCTGCGCAAGGTCGATTGCCCATTGATACGTATAAGCAGGATGTTGACGAGTTGGTCAAGCATCAAGAACGTATGCCATGGAATGATCTGCGAGCTCAAATCAAACGCACTGGTCAACGCAACGCAACACTAATGGCACTAATGCCTGCAGAGACGAGTGCGCAGATCAGTAACGCTACTAATGGTATCGAACCACCACGTAGTTTTGTAAGCATTAAAGGGTCAAAACATGGCCAATTGAAGCAGGTTGTGCCTGAATATAGGCGGTTAAAGAACCGTTACGAACTACTGTGGGATCAGACTACCCCAGAGGGTTATATTAAGTTATGCAGTGTATTACAAAAGTATATTGACCAAGGTATTAGTGTAAATACATCTTACAATCCGCAACACTATGAGGATGAGAAAATTCCAATGTCATCAATGTTGCAACACTTGTTGATGTGTTACAAGTATGGATTGAAGCAGTTGTATTACTTTAATACATACGACGGGCAAGGTGAGTACATAGTAGAAGCATCGGGAGAAACAAAACAGCAAGAACTTGAGATATTAGATGATCAAGACGATTGCGAAAGTTGTGTAATTTAAGAGAGAAACCATGAGCGTATTTAATACTAAAAATAATAAAGATCATACCAAGTCACTTGCGTTTCTAGACGAAGCAGGGACTCCGGCAATACAGAGATTTGACACACTAAAGTATCGTCAATTTGATAAGTTAACAGACAAGCAGTTGGGTTTCTTTTGGAGACCTGAAGAAGTTGATGTGTTGCGTGATGCAAAAGACTTTAAAGAACTTACTGAGTACGAAAAGCATATCTTTACCAGTAATCTTAAAAGACAGATACTGTTGGACAGTGTACAAGGACGCTCACCTAATCTAGCATTTTTGCCTATCGCCACCATCCCAGAGTTGGAAACTTGGATTGAGACTTGGGCATTTAATGAAACAATACACAGTCGTAGTTATACACATATTATTCGTAATGTGTACAGTGACCCAAGCACAGTGTTTGATGGGTTACGTGATATTAAAGAGATCGTTGATTGCGCCAAAGACATCAGTCACTACTATGATGATTTGATTGAAAGTGTGCAGTACTACAACTTACTTGGTGTAGGCAAGCATAAGGTCAATGGAAAAGAAGTTGTGGTTGACCGTTATGAACTAAAACGTAAACTATGGCTATGCTTGAACAGTGTGAATGCACTAGAAGGTATACGTTTTTACGTATCGTTTGCTTGCAGTTGGGCATTTGCTGAACTCAAGAAGATGGAAGGCAATGCTAAAATTATCAAACTGATTGCACGTGATGAAAACGTACACTTGGGCAGTACACAAACACTGCTTAAAATATTGCCACAAGACGACAAAGATTTTGTTAAACTACGTGAAGAAACCAAAGAAGAATGTGAAAAGATGTTCCTCAATGCCGCCAAGCAGGAAAAAGATTGGGCAGAGTATTTGTTCAAGGATGGTAGCATGATTGGACTAAACACAGAACTACTGTGTCAGTATATTGATTGGTTGACCTGTAAGCGTATGACAGCAGTAGGACTTAGTTGTGGTATTAAAACAGGTAGTAATCCGTTGCCGTGGACACAAAAGTGGATTGCTGGCGGAGAAGTACAAGTGGCACCACAAGAAACAGAAATAAGCAGTTACGTTATTGGTGGGACCAAACAGGACGTAGACTCAGACACGTTTAACGGATTCACCTTGTAATGAATTTTGATTTTAGTAAAATAGCCGGCTATTTGATTCCTGTACTTTTGAGTCTTATAGTGTGGCTGTTTACAACTATCAACGAACAGGAAGAAAAACTAGCAATACTAGAATACAAGATGATGCTGTTGGTAACACCAGACGGCAAAATTGTACCCAGTGGCGGCAGTGCTAGAGTTAAAGCAGAGATCAACGAAGAAATACATCAACTTGACAAAAGAATTACAATACTAGAAACAAAAGAGAACAAATGATAACAGTATATTCAAAAAATAATTGTCCTTTTTGCACAAAGGCCAAAGCACTATTCGAAATCAAAGGCATAAAGTACACCGAAATAAACATCGAACAAGATGCAGATGCAAGGAAACGCATCATTGATGCTGGTTTGCGTACGGTCCCTCAAATTTACATCAACGAAGAACTGCTACCCGGGGGATATAATGGGTTGGCAAGCCAAACAACTGAATTTTTCAATAACCTCAAGGAGGGTTAAAACATGTTAGTACAAAATAGTAAATGGGAAGGACAAATCTGCGCACTAAAACTAATCACTGGCGAAGAGATAGTTGCAAAGGTTGCAAGTGAAACAACAGATCATTACAACGTCGAGAAGTCGTGTAATGTAGTACCTGGTCAGCAAGGCGTAGGATTAATTCAATCACTGTTTACAGCAGACCCAGATACCAGTGCGTCTATTCAAAAAAATCATGTTGTTATGATTGCTGAGTGTATTGACCAAATTAAAACACACTACATCAAGACCACAACTGGGCTAGAAATAGTTAAACCTTAATTATCCGCCTGCAAACACAGTAGGCGAGCCGCTTATCATAGCGCCAGCATCAGCACTGTCACCGATACGCCCTACACTAATACCGTTGATAAAAACACT